TGAGCCTTTAACAACCGCAAGCTGAACCGGGTCTTTGACCAGATGAGATGAAAGCAAAGATATCATGCCTGCTGTGTATGCGTTTTCTCTATCTGAGAATACATACTCACGCACGGCTGTACCTGTTGCTTGCACAAATAAAGTCGATCCATCAACAGATTGCGGTCTTACAAAGCCTGTACCAAACGGTGTTTGTGCAGATATCTTGGCATTAGATGGTGTCACTGGACGATCAGTGAATGATGGCAGAAAGAACTCAGACTGAGATGCAAATACTTGCAAGTCACGGTTTGATACAAGATGGCGAATCTGGTTGTTTACACCAGTTGCAGCATCCAAATCCAAAGAGTCATCATCGTCAGCTTTGCCAAGATCAAAGTTGAAATACTGCCCTGTCTTGCTGCCCCAGATTCCATCCGGTTGACTTGGCGTGCCTCCAAACCAAAGCCTGTCTTCATGGAATGTGATAGCAGCCGGAAAGCCTCGATAGGAACTGTATGATTGCTCAAACCATTCTGTAGTATTTGTAGTCTGGATACGAGGTGAGCCACCACCTAAAGCGCCGCTTGTTGCTGCTGCACCGGCAGTTATTTCATACACATTCTCATCGATGATTCTATTAATCGTGCGTGTGCCATTGATGTTTGCAGCAGTAATGCCACCAAGACCACCAGCATCAGATACAACAACAGTGTTGCTTGCTTTCAATCCATGTAGGGCATGCGTCACTTCTACTTTGTCAGAGCCATCTTTTGTACGCAGTGCATCCACATCAAGCTGCACTTCAATGTCATCATGCAACGTAGCTGTAACCGTATGATCATCTGTGAACCCAGTGATTGTTGCCTCTGCATCACCGATGCGCAACCTGACACCAACATGGTCTGATACAAAGTATGCTGCATCAGCACCACTTGTATCAGAGGTTGTCAGGGTTCTGCCTGTACCGGCTGTAGCATTGCTACTTGTGATACGAGTGCCTGCTGTTTGGAAATTGTAATATGGCTGATGTGTGATATCGCCAGTTACATCAGTAGCAAAACTATATGTCCTTACCTCAAAGCTGGTAAGTCCTGTGCGCACCAGCATACGGCAAAGAAAACTTTTATCTGCAAGGAACATAAAGTCACCTTTTTGAGTAAAGGTGAATCTTTGCAGATTAGTGTTTGTTATGGGGATTGCTGCACTTGCAACATCAGCCGTCAAAGTTTGCGCTAGTGTTACAGCACCAGTAGTCGGATGGATACGGAAGCATTCAATCTTGCCACTAGAAAAAGCAATTATATACTTCTCATCATCAGAAAAGATGAATGGCTCAAGCCTGATTTGCTGTTGCAGCGTGGAGTCAAAAGTCTGTGTAAAGTTATGGATGCGCTTCGTGCCGGGACGCGAGATCACACCACCTTCAGAACGAATAAAAAAGTTCTGCACAGATTCAGCGGCAGATACATAAACAGGTGTATCTGTACGCGATGTCAGAGATGGATTAATTTCACCAAACGCAAAGTTGTTGAGCGGTATCCGCAGTCTCGCCATTAACTTCGCCTTTCAGCAATAAACCTCGATGTAACAAGTTTGCGTGTAGTCTGCTGCTGACTATCGAGGGTTTTTGCCTGCTGCATTAGCTGTTGTGCTTTTCTTTCCAAGATAGCAGCAAGGCCATCATCTCTTGCAATCGAAACAGCAAACGCCGATGCCAATGCATACTCAACAGCAAGAATAAAATAGCTAGGAAACTTTTCTTCTCCGACACGGATAGTGTAGTCAGCCACTACCTGATCTGTCTCAGAGCCATTAGTAAATGCAAGATCACCGTACACATTATACTCAATCGGATTATCGCTTACTGTAAGTGCATGCAGCATCAACATGTCTGATGGCAGTTGATATGCAAGATCGAACCTACCAGTAGGCACATCACTCAATCTATTAAGCTCAGCTTGGTTTGCAGCAAACCTCCAACGAGATGTACAAAGTGCAGCTTGAACAACATCTTCATAAATGTTCGAGGCCACAAGAGCCTCGGTTGACGTTTCAGTGAACGACGTTATTGGGTCTGCGCCGATAAGGATCAGGGCTGCAGCCGCAATATCAATATCTGAGTTTGCTACCGATGGCATCTTAGGTATGGAGAGGCGGGGATGGGGACCACGCCTCTCCTATCCTTTTAGTCGCTATCAGACACTGTAAGTGCAGTGCCGTCAGCAATGTCTACAACCGTGCCTGTGTTAGACAGGACAACAGAGATACCCATAGTTGGAGCATCACTATCATAGACAAAGATGACATCACCAACATTCAGCATGTTGGCCGCATCGTTGAAGTATCCTGACACACGAACAGCAGTCAGGGCATCAGTGGAGTCATAGAACCAAAGGCTATGCCCACCGCCGCCTGCCATGCGAGTAAGACCAGATGAAGAGTAAGCCATTTCTAATCTCCCTCTTAGCTGTTGTTGTCGAGGACTTCGTAGACACCGTTGTCATCAATGACAACTGCGCCCATCGACATCATCGAGGTTGCAAGGTGTGAAGCCTTCTCAGGAACATAGTTTACCTCAGTAGACACATCAGCGTTTACGCCAAGGCCAACAGCAGAGGTATGATATGCCATGTTCTTACCAGCGGTGATGGCCGAGGTGGAGAAAATCTTGAAGCCAAGAAACTCCTTCATGGTCATGCCACCAGCAAACGGAAGGTTCTGTTCGCCAACAAAGTCAGACGATGCAAACTCGTTGATCAGGAACAGATCAGCGTAACCCTTCGGGTGCATAGCCAGATAACGGTTGCCGTCTTCTGGAATGTTTGCAGAACCGAATGTCTCAAACAACGACAGCAGATCAGCTTTTTCAAGAGCCGATGAGGTGTCGTGGATTTGAGTCGAGTTAGCACCAGCATCCATTGCTGTGTAGAGAAGCTCGTCAGTCTTACGACCAAGGGCAGCAGCAGCAGATGTCGCTACAGCCTGACGCTCGTCAATGTTGGTCTTCAGTTCGTCCAGCTTATCGATGAACTCAGCAGCGTAGTGATCAGTCATCGTTGCTTCGACGGTTGTGTGCGTCAGTTCCATCGGGGTGATGTTACCGTTGCGCGATTTAGTAGAAGCAGAACCAGTGCCGATTTTCTGGAAACGAACAATGTTGCCAGCCACGTTACCAGCGGTGCGGACAGTGCCGCGCAGCTTGCTGCCCATACGCTGATAGGCAATGTGGACTTCGGACTCGAACTGCTTGATGAAGGCGGTATCAATCGTATTCGCCATTTCTCAGTCCTCAAGAGTTGTTACTACAAGATAGGTTATCCGTTTCGTCCGTCGTCCAGTTGTCCCTGTCGGGGCTGTCAGTTTGAAACAGGCCGTACTAATCCAGTGTCACATCTAGATGAGAAGTGCAACGTACAAATCGCACACACTCTGTATCTTTTACTTTGATTGTTTGAGGAAAAAAATTAAAGCCAAGCCATGTTAGCCACATGATGGTTTTAGCGTTTTGAAGCGGGACCACATTTTCTACAACATCATATTGTCTGCAAAGATAATCTGCAGCCAAGCGACTCAGTCTTAAAAACGGTCTATAGACAGTATCAACATGAGTAGAGCCAAGTAACCATATAGAGCCAATGTCTACTTGAGGGCCAAATATATCTAATAGCTCTCCATTTTCTTCATTTGGACAGACGCCAAACATGCAAACAGGCGTGCCTTTATACACGCCTGTCCATGTTTCTGCTTCTGCCCAACGCAACGGTGTATGCAAGGCTTTCCAAGGAGACATATCATGCAACGAACATTCAAACTTATCTTCATCTCGCATATGATGTTGAAGATAAGCAGCATGCTCAGATGTTGCTCTTATAATCTCCTTTTGATCATCTTGATAAAGAATATCAGGATGGGAATAGCTTAGCGTAGGCTTCATCAACTTTTGCGACAAAAGCTCTGTCCCTCCGTACAGGATCGTGATAGCGCGGATCAGCCTGCATTGTACGCACATCTTCAATGGTAATCTGAGGCGCAGCTTCGGCTGTACCATTCATGGCAGATTGCTTTGTCTGGCTTTGCATATACTCAAGGGCTTTGATGCCAACAGCAGTCTGGCCCATCATCAGGAATGCACCATGTAGCTCTTCTGGAAAGAAGCTGTTTGCCCAAGCGTTTGCTGCATCAATTCTTGCAGATGCATTTTCGCCAAGGTTCTTTCTCTCTGCATCCAAGTCTGGCCCTTGGCTAACAATAAACTCTGCATATTGTGCAATGCCATCATCAAACTCTTCTTGGCTGTAACCATTCTCGAAAGCATGATTTGCCCACCAACGAAACAGTGGATTATCTACTGCCAAAGATTCATCTACACCTTCTGGTATTGTGTAGCCATCAGCAGTTTCTGGCCGATTGGCATATGCTTCTTGCTCGAACTCAGCCATCAATTCGTCACGAATAGTATCGCGGCTTTGCCCGATTTTGCTTTCGAGTTCCCCATATGATGTTGCCAGTGCTTCTGGCGTTTCGAACTTTTCGGGCAACCATGTAGGCCGTTCCACGGCTCCAGATTGGCTACCGTCAACAGGTGCTTCGGTTGCTGGCTGTGCAGCTACTTCCACATTATCTGCTACTTCGTTCATTCTTTGCTACCTTCTCTGCATGATCGATACGACGAGATATAAGGCCAACAAGATAGCGTTGACCTTCAAGATGACGCAACTCAGCGTCAGTGGCATGCGGCCCCTGCACGGATTCAATCGTGATAGACCGCAAATACTTCAACACCTGTTTGCCATTAGGTGTTGAGAAAAGAGACTTGATGTCCTTGGAGATTCTTTCGTCGTCCTCTTTCTTACGAGGAAACTGATCTAAGCCCAAGTGTTTCTGCATCTGGTAATTGACCTTGTTGTTGCGCCTGTGCAACTTGCTGCGCTGCTTGCAGCAGTTGCTGTCTCTCCACGCTGTCTCTTACCAACGTATCTGGCACACCAAACTTCTTTGCCAGATACAATGCGGTGTCTTCACTGTTGATGAGGAGGTTAAGCACCTCTGGGCCAAAGGTCCCCCCGACAAGCTGGAGGTAGCGAGCAACAGAACTGATGTCCTGATTTGCTTGCGCTTGTGCGAGGGGTGATACGGAGCGCACCTTTACTTCGCGCCCATTGATGACAGGCATCTCAATCCTGCCTTGTTTCTTCAAGATGTAGACGACGCGCTGCAGAACAGGCTGCACCATCTCAGCTTGCAGACGACCAAAAGCAGAACCAATGCGGCGCGACAGATCAGCCATGCGCTCTGCCACTTCCGTAGCAGATGCTGGTGTGCGGTTAGGATCACCAAGCATATCATTGTACAGCGCACGTTTGATGTTGTTGCGCATATCATTCAATACAAGATTAGCTACATCAAAGTTGCCAGCATTCTTAATTGGCTGCAAACCGGCAGACCCCATAGCTTTCGGGATGATAGTGCCGGGAACCAAATTGATAGTATCAGTGTTGATGATGCCATCATCATCCATCTGATACACACCTGAGATAGCCATCTGTGCGTTTTCAAGAACAAGCTCGATAGTCAGGTTTGTTGTCTTGATTGCAGACAAAGCGTTGATCAACGGACCACGGCCATAGATTTCGCCAGAGGCTTTGCTGAAACGAAAGCATACATAAGGGTTTGAGCCGCTGCCCTCAAACAATTCATAGTAAATCATCTCACGATCATCACAGTTGATGACGTAGTAATCGTACTTCTCTTCATTCAGATCAGAATAGTTGCGACAAACAACTTCTAGCACCTTCACCTTCTTATCAGGCTCAGACTGCATCTCTCTTATTGTTTTTTCGCTAACAAATCCCTTTGGATACGCAACAGCCAAATCACTGATTTTGAGGCTGCGTTCTCTATAAACGTGATCGATCTTATCATCAGGGCCAGTATCCAAATACACATTTGGTAGAGGGATTGCATTAAAACGGACAGGGTTGAGAGCATCGCCCTCTTCAACAAGAAGAATGCCTGTACCAACGGCGAGGTCCATGAATGACTCATGAATCTCTTGTCCAAAGTTCGAGTTTTGGATGATCTCGAAAACATAGTCAGTAACCTCATCCAGTTCATTGTTCACCGTATCCTGTTGTTCTGGTGGAACCTCAGAGCCTGCAATGAAGTCTGCCCATCGAGCAAAGTTTGGCACAAGGCCAGACTGCAATCGAGATGCAAACTCTTGCACACCGACAACTGCTGTCTCATCAAAAATCTTATCGTCGCGCCGCTGCCCAGCCACCTCATGATAGAAGCTCTGCCGCATTGGAAGTGCGTATTCGTAACATTCTTCAAAAATAGACTCAAAGTTTGTACGATTGCCTTTGGCACGGTCGTACTTTTTGAGCATGCGATCTACAATAGCGTCATCATGCATTACAATGTCTCATCATAGTAGCCAATGCCGCCGCGTGTAGATGTGAGCAAAGATGGCACAGTAGTGCCTCCACTGCCCCCGCCAGCACGCTGCACCGTATCTTCAAGCCGATCTTGCTTTGCCTCTTCGCGCTTTGCTTCTTCTTCTTGCTCTTGGTTTTCGCGCTCGATCTCAATGTCAGGATCAGGCGGCGGTGGTGAAGGTGTTCTAAATACACACATGATAGATTCCTCAGTTGTATTCTTTTGATCTACAGTGAAGATTACAAAAAATGCAACGCACAATCACATCCTTGCCCATAAACCTTGTCTACGCTTTTTTGGCTTGCGTGAAAAGACATCATAGTCTCTTGTCGCTTGGAATGGCTTTGTTGCCATCGATACATTAGACAAGATCGAGCGACCTTCACCAGCACCTAGCATCATATATTGCAGTGCATCATGGATGTGAGAGAAATGATTTTTATCTGGCTTGTCGGCATATTTTTCACCAGAAACCTGTATGCGTTTGTAGTGATACCCACCCTCAAAGCCTTTGATAATCATGCGACAACGCTGGTCTATCAACAATCCAGACAGTCCTTCAACCATACGCGTCAATGGTGCAGATACAGATTCAAGGCGGAGTGTTACATCGTTGCTCGGTGCTGGTCTTGCATTTAGGCCAGCACCACGAAGTATCTGAAACGGTGTTGATTCATCTGTTTGTGCGCGAAAGTCACCAGCAGGATCACCAAAGATAATGATCTCGCAGTCACCATATCGTGTGCTAATCTCATGCCGCAGCACCTCGGCAAACCTCACAATGCCCATATCAAATGCCACAATCTCTTGCAGCAGCATCCAACGGTTGCGAATCTTCTGTCCTATAACAGCGGCAGGGGTAAGCCCAAAGTCTATGCCAATATAGACAGGCATGCCTGATGCTACTGGTATCTCTTCCTTTGCTATGTGGATGTCAGGCGCAAACATTGGATACACAGGTTTACCATCTTGAATGCTGCCCAAACGGTTCATAACATAGACATCGATCCAAGACTTAGTTTTGCCCTGTACAATGTTCGGATAGTAATCGCTGCGCATATTGTTTTTGTTCTCTGCGGCTTCGTTTGGAGCGTATCCGTCTACATCTCCGTCTTCGTTCTTCTGCTCTCGCATCCCGGCTGGTTGTGTAAAGAACTGCCAGTTGTCTGGCTTGATAAGCATCTTGGCTTCTTCTTTGCCGATATGATCCGGCACTGGTACTTCGCCTGACATTATCGGCCACCAATGATCCTCCTCGGGAGCGTTGGTATCACAGATCATACCTGTCCATGTGCAACCACCATCCTTCATCGAGGGATAACGACCGACACGCATTGTACATGCATCAATAATAGACTTCGGTATCTCACGCGCCTCATTGACCCAGATACCTGTAAGCTCAAGAGACAGCAGCTTTTTTACATCCTCTGGCCTATCAAGAGCCAAGAAGATAACCTCAAGATCAATATCTTGCTTTTTGATATGATGCGTATAAGGCACAGACCATAGGAACTTGCCCCAATCTTCTTCAGGGAACCAATCAAGCCATGTTTTAATTGTTGTAGTCTTTAGCTGTGGATTAGTGTTTCTGATGACAGCCCAGCGAGACTTGCGGATACCATCTGGGCCTTTCTCTTGCTGAAGTGCGCGACGAAACAATTCAACGCAACAACTCACAGATTTACCAGAACCGACAGGGCCACGCAGACCACGGAAGAACGAGTCGTCCTTCATAAATGCTTTTAGAACTTCACCATCTGGCTTGAACTTAAAGTTGGTCAATCTGGCGGTCCTTACCCTGCTTGATCAGATGCTCAACAGTAGAAGGGCCGATGCTGGCAATAATCTTGTCAGCTTCGTAGTCAGTTTGGAATTCTCTAGGAAAGTATTGCATGTGGATCGAGCGAACAACGCGCCGCAACAGATCGCGTTCTTCCTTTTTTAAAGTATGCATGAAGGTCATCTGTACCTCTTAGATATTCTTGCAGCAGCCTTGGGCTGCTTAGAGAATTGTTTGCCCTTCTTGATGGCACGCCGCTTTGCTCTAGTTGATGCTGCATATTGTGCTGGTGTCATGGCCTTGATGGCCTTCTCAGGCAAGTAGCGTTCACCTGTAGCTTTTGGGCCTTGCGTAGATGGTTTACCAGATTTGGTGCGCCACTTTTGGCGAGTCCAAGCACGCAAAGATTTTTGTGACTTGGACAGTGCCATTACTTGCCCACCTTCTTCTGTGCTTCATTGTGTGCTTGTGTAAAGCTCTTACCCTCGTTCATCAGCTTACGCATGAGTCGCATATGCTTCAGAGTGTGATGCTTTGCATGCTTAGACAGGGTTTGCTTTTGTCGCTTAGTAAGTGCCATCAGTTTCTATAGCCCCCGCCAGCCTTCTTGTACTGAAGAGCCAACATCTGGGCTTTACGCGCCGACCATTGTCCCGGCGCTCCCCCTTTGCCACCAGCCTTAATGCGCTGAAAGATGCGCCTCCTCATAGCTGGCTTAGTATAGTTGCCAGCCTCATTGACGCGAGACTTGGACTTCTTTGCCATCAGTAACCTCGGCTGTACTTGCCAGCAGCAGGCATCTTCTTCTTAGGCATTGCTTTCTTTGCGCCTTTCTTGGCAGCCTTCTTCATAGGCTTCATAGCTTTTCCCGGCATGTTACTTACCTTTCATCTTGGCTTTGATAATCTTCATTTGCAGAGCTTTTGGAAGAGTCTTTTGCTTGGCAGTAAGCATAGACTTCTTCGCAGCCTTCTTTGCCATCTTCTTCATTTCTTCTTCCTCTTCTTTGCAGCTTGATATCGTGCCAGCAACCGTCTGCCTTTAGCAACGGCGCTAGCTTTATCACCTCGATGCCCCCATGCCTCTAGTGAGAGCTTCAATCTGGTCTTCTTCCCATCCTTCATCAGCGGCCCTTTGGCGCTGCCCATACGGACAAGAAAGCTGCCCTTCCTGCGCAGCTTCTCGGGCGTGTCTGCGCCACCTTTGACCGGGGGTTTCAAGTTGCCTTTTTTGCCTGACTTGGTTCTGTAAGATGCCCTGCCTTTGGCGTTGAGACCACCTTTGGGGTTCTGTCCTGCCTTGCGCTGCCATGCCGGTGTCCTTGCCATTACATCAAAGTATCAGAAGTATCCTGACCCTCCGCGTTGGCTCTCCTCATTTCTGCTATAGTTGGACGAGGTGTAGGAACCCCAACAGATGGCTCTGGCCGTGCTTCCGTTGCCTCTGCTGGGGAAACAAACAAACTGGTAAACTTGTCCCAGATAGACTTACGCTTGTTGGTCATAGCACCACGGAACACATAGTTTTCCGCGCCTGCGGGAATGTCATCATCGTAGTCGATGTTAACTACTTGCTCTTCTTCTGGAAGCTCGATGCGGATAGCAAAGTTCTTTTCATCACCCTCTGCCATAAACCGCTCAGCAAGAAAGCGGCTGGCAAAGTATGGTGCTTTGCTTATGTCTTGAGAACTAGCTTCGACGTAATCGCCAAAGTCTTTTAGGTTAGAATACATCTTCCAAGAGCCGGGAGGTGGGAAGTCATAATTATCATGGATGATGATCTTGTCGTTCTTTTTCTCAACAATGAACTGCCCAAGAGCCATCTTCACCTGATTCTCAAATCCAGAAACATCCATACCCTTTTGCGCAAAAACATTTTCGAGATCATACTTCTCGTTTATGTCGTCATAGGTAATCGATGTCGAATAGCCATTAGGCATATCGCCAGCAATGTCTGTCACAAGACTGCGCAGCATTTCTACTGCCTCGCCGCTCAACGCATCTTCTGTCAGCACACGATCTGTGCCGCCCATGAATGCAGGAATAAATGAATTAAGAATGCCGCGCAGATAAAAATTCTGATGCAGAGGCATGTTTTTCAACATGCCATCGAGGGTGACAACCTCTGGTGCAGATTGCGATTGTGCTATTGTTCGTGCGGTCATGCTCTTTTATGTCCACAGTCTGACAAATATTTCAACGCACAATATCAGCAATGCATCCGAAACCCCAACCATTATCAATGTGCAGATGATGCTGGTGACGAGAATCATGCCCCGGCCCTATCGCCGTTGTAAAGTGACGACATGCTGTCCTATACGCAGAACGCCATTGTTTGCTTATAGGAACGCCATCTATGGCCGTTACATCGATGGCATTACCATAACTATGCTGTGACCAAAAGATCGAACCAGCAATCTTCCTACAGTTATACCCACCAACATGATCTATGCGCCGCGCACCCATGTCCTGCGCCCACTCGCCAACCTTACGAGCAAACTTACAAGACAGAGTTATTGGCGATGAAAATTTTGCAGAAGGTGTTGCATATACAAGTACCGGATCATCAATGCCGCAACGACCATCACTAAACGGCGCAAGACGTTTAACACTATATCCAGAGTCACTTAACTGCTGTGCGCAATCTGCATGAGCAGAATATGCCAATATTCCTACGCTTAGGAATACGAATAAACGAATAACCATAACTTCACCCCATCTGTTACTGCAGAGATGCTACAGAGCCTTTGTGGCAAAAACAAGAGTGATGGGCGGGGTCGAGGGGGGAGGCGCGCAGTTTTGGGGGCCACCACAGTCACAGACGGTTCCCAGCGACATCGACCGCAGCGCATAGCCATGCGATCTAGGATCGCCGGGCTATGCACTAACTATAGTTGAGCGGCCTTGCTCTGCGTTGCAGAGCAACCGCTCGCTGCTTCGCCGCTCAGGTTAGATCGATGGATACAGATATGTCACCAGCGTGCAAGTGCATATGGCGATCAGGGGGCTTGAAGCCAGCGCGGTCCAAGATATCCTTGCTCGCCTCTAGCTGCACATACTCACTCTTAGCCCCCCTCGCCAGATGCAGCAGCTTTGCTGCCGCTACCGTAGCGTTCAGCCCGAGAGCTTCGCCCACTCGTTCAATCATGTACTGCTGAACATGCGGTAGCCGCAAAGCCTTGCTCGCTGTGACTCTCCCGCTCTCACCGCTCGCGTAGCCAGCCTCCGCAGCGGCCTCTGTTATGCTGCACCCCTTTGCTACAAGCGTATCTACGAGGGCCGCTTGTCGGCTGGTCACCTTACGCTTCGCTACGTCGCTCATCTTGCGTCCTTCATATCGTTGAACCCCCCCTTGTGTTCCCCCCCTTTCTGCATCGGTTCGGATCACGCTGTCAACGCACAAAGCGCCCACAGGCCGCCCTGCGGGAACCTGACTGCTTCGCCATCGCTTTGTGCTGCGCTGCGTTTTGTCATTCTGCCATCCTCCCTCTCGGTGTGCCGTCCAGTGCCGTCTGGGCATTCCTTATGCCCATCCGGCTTGCAGGGTCGCGCCATTCATGCCAATGCCAGGACTAATGCTCGCTCGCTTCGCTCCCTCTCCGTACTGGCATGGGCGTAACGAGGCCAGGCCTATGGCCTGTCCGAGTTATGTCTGTATGGCGCTGCAACCCGCTGCCCGCGCAACCGCGCTTCGCGCTCGAGTTGCGGGTTGCTCCCTGCAATCCTGATGTGCATTCCCTGCCCCTATCGACGGCACAGTCCGTCCCACATCGAGAGA